CATTATGGCTTGCGCGGCTCCGAGTCGGAGAGTACGATTACGTAACAATCAAGAGGTGTGACGTGGCGAAGAAGAAAAAGCCGATGCGAAAAGGGGGCTACGGGAAGCCAGCCCCTAACCCCATTCCAAAACGCTAGTTAAACTCCACCATCTAACTGCAAGTTGTTGATTGCAGAATCTATGTAGTAAGCCCAAGCGTATCCCCACCGGATAGCGCACTTTTTACAACAGAAAGTGCCGTCGATGTAGGTTTTGCCATCCCAGAGCTTGATATATACCGCCCGTTTATCTTCCCAATTTACTCCGCCGGGGAAGACAACCGGATAATCATACGAAATCCTGCCACAAATCAGGTCTGTTTTACCTGACATAAAGGCGAGAACTTCTTTGCGGGTTTTAAGTCGAAATTTCCATACTTCACGTTTTGTCTCATACTTTGAGATATTGCCATAGCAAGTCCTACATTTCGGCTGTTTGTCGGAAACATATTTTTTTAGCCCAGTGCGTTGTATTGTTTGAGCATATCCCATTATTCAACCCTCCATACACGCAAGCCAATCTTTCCGTTTTCTGTAAGCACTCTGGTCACAAACTTTTTTTTATTCTTTGTTCCGTAAACATGTGCGCTGGATCGTATCGGAGTTTCTTGATTGTGATATAGCGGAAGACTGGAATCTTTATTTTGGTTCTTGAATATAAAAAATACGCTGTCGTTTACCTCCATGTTAGGCCAAGGAAATGTAGTCGTGTAGCCCTTCGGTTTGGGTATCGGAACATTCTTCTCAATTATCCAACGTTCCTCTAGATATCCCATTATTCAGTCTCCCTTTTTATCTGATTTTCTCAGTCTTTTGGCTTCCGCAACTCGGCGGTTGATGGTGTCTTGCAGAGCCGCTTCGACTTTCACCGGGATTCCCGAAAAATCGTTGCTGGCCTTCTTATTTTTTAATATTTGGCCGACTGCCTGGGTTACATCGTTGTCAAGATCAATCAGCATTTCGTGGACATCCTCCGGCACAGATATCCGGCCCGAGGCCCAACGACGCACGGTGCGATCCTGAACACCGACCAGGGCGGAAACGTGTTGTTGATTCAGCCCCAGTCCATGAAGATATTGCCGGAATTCAATCGGAGTCATTGTGCAGGGCATCCCAATTGTGAAGCTCATAACAGCCACTATATAATTCTGCTTCAAATTCGTCTTCGTTAATGGTCACATAACCCTGGTCAGAATGTGTAAAAGCGATCCATTCATACTCGTTACAACTGACGGTTGCCGGTGGCAGTTTTTTATCCTGCCGCTTGAATGTTAACGTCCTCGATACGCGACGTTCTATGAATGTAAGCTTGTCCCAACCGAATATGCTAGGGCTGTGAGATTGTTCGTTCAAAACATAAACAGCTTCTTTAATCATTATTCAGACTCCTTGTACGGATTGCTCAAAAGTCGTTGGGCCGGTGTACTCGGAAACAACTGCTTCGCCCACAATATAGGCGTACATATTGACAACCGCTTCGGAGCTACTTAGGTCGGTAGTCACTTCCCCGAAGTTGTCTTGTTCGTACTGTTGCACAATACCGATAACTTCAAAGGCCTTATCTCCAAGCCATTGCTCGGCTTTGTAGTAGCCGATTATGTAGTAATCTTGGTTGAAAGCGTAATAATGTATGTCGTCGACATTGTGCGCGATCCATTCCGGGCTTTGGTCTTCAAGCCAGTCTGTGAAGTGTTTTTTTTATCTCGTTGTATTTGTAATAAGTCATTTAGCTTATCCTTTCGGGCCTGATTGCCCAGTTTGGTGCAAGGGCGCACCCTGTAACGCCTCTCGGAAGAGGCGCTACCGGCTGAGTCCTTACAAGTAGGCCGGTTGTTGCCATGTTTGGTTGATATCGTCACCACGTTTTGGCATTAATAAGGCGAATCCGTCGACTTGGTGGCTCTCGATAACTGCGGCGTTAGTATCATTCGACCGGATATGAATAGACTCGGCTCCTAGTTTGCTGAATGTATCCGAGACAGTTTTTACCAAGGCAGGGTCAAAATTCACTGGCTCTGCGCTTGATACTTCATTCGGAATCACTCCGCGCCATTGTGGGAAAGTAAGATTAGGGCAAACAACATCAAAAGACGTGTCCTGAATCCGGACAATTGCCGCCCCGGTAAACTGACTTCCGGCTACAACATCGGATTCAATGGAGAGAATCTTGGATTCTTTCCGGCTGGGCTTTGCTGCCCTGATAATCTCTGTCGAGACAGGCAACAAAATCGGGTGCACTACTAACCCGTCCGGATCATGTAGAACAATCATTGTCGAGCCATTGGTTGCAATGACCAATGCGCCGTCATTGCAAGACTCAAGCCGAATTGATTGAAGGTACGGCCGGTGTTGGTCCTTTGAACAATAAGCGCTTGCGGCATGAATCAAAGAAGCATTAATTTTTACTAATTGCATGGGATTCCCCTTAGGTTAGTGGGCGTTTGCCCGTCTGAATTTGGCGATTACTGGAATCACTAGAAGTGGAATGAGACAACCGGCGACAATGCCGAGGGTCATATGGGTTAATGCTGGATCAAGAATAGCGCCGAGAGCGTCGGAAACAGTATTCCCAATTCCAGCGCCAACAACAGCGCCAAGCCCTATCTGTAAGCGCTTTGGCAGGAATCTTTCGACTTCCAGGCCGGTAACAGCGCCCACAATTAGAACGGCGTTATCGATAAAGCCAAAGACTAGACCATCCATTATTTTGACTCCGGATATGCGGCGAATGTCCAGCCGCTCTTGATGGTTCCAGGTATAACCGGATTTTCCGTGGCGTGCTTTTGGGCGTCTTCAAACAATGCAGGCAGCGCGCCACTTCCCTCATAGGAGTCGGTCTCAATAATAGCGTCGTTTTCGTCGGATAAATCATAGTCAACCAAGTCACCATTTGAGGCGAACGCGGCTGCAATAAAGTCGAGATTCTCGGGCAATCCGTGACAGGGCCAACTAGCTTTGAAATCGTCGATTGCCTTGCGTTCTATAGTTATAATCCTCATTTTTCGGACTCCAGCGTGATAACGAGCGCGCCGCTAAAGATGGCGAAAGAACCGCACATTGTCAGAAAGTGGTGAAAAGTGAATTCGGAGGGTGCAATCACTGCCCATAGGACATGGGACAGACACACTGCAACCGACATGAAAGTGGTAAAAAGTGCTAGGTTCGGTATAAGTCTGTTAGACTTCATTGGGAAAATCCCCTTTGGGTTGTTGGGCCTACGCCCGAATCAATAATGGATAGTACCAAATTGGCCCTATAGTGTCAATTCAACTAAGGACACAGAATGCCCATTAAAAAGGTCGGAGAGAAATGGCGGTATGGCAGCGCGGGAAAGTTATATCGGAGAAAGGCAGACGCATTAAAGCAAGCTCGTGCTATATGGGCAAACAAGAGAAAGGTCATAAGTAATGGCAGCAAGACTCAATCCCGAACATGACACTAGAACTAGAGCCAAGATACAGACAAGTCAGCTAGTCAACCGCTTGATGAAACACGCAAACGGAAAGTGCGAAATGAGCCAAACGCAAGTAAGAGCTGCGGAGATACTATTAAGGAAGACATTACCGGACTTGAATGCCACGGAAATGCTTGCTGAGATTAGGAATTTCGTTGTTTCTGCTGAGCCACTAACGGAGGATGAATGGTCCGCGCAATACAGCCTCCCGAACTAAACTCGGTTGTCTGGAGCCCGCAACCGGGCCCACAGAAAGCACTGATTGATTGCCCGGTACCGGAGATTCTATTTGGAGGCGCTCGCGCTGGCGGAAAAACGTCGGGCGTTCTCGGGAAATACGCGATTAAGGCGAGCAATAAGCATTTCAACGCTATTTTCTTTCGGAGAGAGCTGCCGAGCCTGGACGATGCCATCGAGGAGTCAAAGTCGATCTACCCCCAACTCGGTGCTCGGTGGAACGAACAACGGAAGTTGTGGAGATTCCCGAACGGAGCACGGATTCGGTTTAGGCCCCTGGAGACAATCGCAGACTGTGACAAATACCAAGGACAGAATATCTCCGACTGCTGTATAGAGGAAGCAGGCACTTATCCCGACTCCCGAGTCATCGACCGGATGCAAGGTGCACTCCGCTCGGCGTTCGGATTGCAGACGCAAATGATTCTAACCGCGAACCCTGGAGGCGTCGGCCAACAGTGGATAAAGGAAAGATATATTGATGCCTGTCCGCAAGGTATGAAGGTGTGCGAGCGTAACGTCGGGCGCGGCAGGAAGCGCAAGTTTGTTTACATCCCCTCGAAGATTACAGACAACAAGATACTGCTGCGGAATGATCCTGATTATATCGACCGGCTGCATTTGGTAGGCTCGGACGCATTGGTCAAGGCATGGCTAGAGGGTGACTGGAATGCGGTCCAGGGTGCCTTTTTCGATTGCTGGAATGAAAACCACA